ACGATGTTCCAGTGGATATAACATGCCTATCAGAACTTCAGAGCATTTGTAAAAATGGCCAATCTTGATAGAATCATTCAAATAATAAGAGAACAAATGGTAGCGAATGCTCCAGGGGGTTCTGGTGGGTTTAGTGGTTCTTCGGATGCCAAAGGACCGACTGCAGGATTTGATCCTGTAATGGGATTGAGAAGAAGAAAAGGACCACAGATTAAGTTACCTCCTGGTTCTCGTAAAAGGTGGAAAAATGATAAATAATTTTGATCTACAAAATGCCATTTGTTGAGACCTAGGAGTAAAGAATTCTCACCATGGCCGAAGAAATTAGAGTCGCAGTTCTAGAACAAAAACTAGAAGATGTAAAAGATATTATTGTCAAGATTGATAATGCTATTGAAAAACTTAGTGAAGTAAATAGTAATGTGAGTAAGATGCTCGCGGTACATGAAGAAAGAATCACTAAGCAAGAAGAATCTGACAGTATACTCTTTACAAAAATTGACAAACTCCGTGATAAGGTTGACAGCGATTATGACATCATTGTGTCAAGAGTATCGCTGATCGAGAAACGTGTTTGGATGGCTATTGGAGCAATCGCCTGCTTGACATTTTTAATGAATACAAAGATTGTGCAGTTCTTGACACCAGGCAGTCAAAGTCCTATAATGGAGCAGCGAAATTATAGAGTTTGATTATGGATTATGTTGATGTTAAATACATCAATTTGATTTCTGCAAGACTGGTAAATTTTAAAAGAGTAAAAAATAATCTTTATAATTTCAGATGTCCGATTTGTGGAGACTCGAAGAAGAACAAGAGTAAATCCAGAGGATATCTGTATCAAGTCAAGAATAATACAAACTTCAAGTGTCACAACTGTGGAGTCAATGTTTCTTTCAATAATTTTCTGAAGCAGTTAGACTCTACAACGTATAAACAATATACGTTTGAAAAGTTTAAAGAGGGGCATACTGGAAGAAACTTTATTACTAATGAACCCGATTTCGTTTTTGAAAAACCTGTATTTAAAACCAAGATTGTTCTCCCTCTATGTTCTGAAGTGGAGCGTGGTAGAACCTATCTTGAGAAACGTAAACTCGACCCAACGAAGTTTTATTATGCAGAAAAGTTTAAAGAGTTTGCTAACTCGCTTAAGCCAACTTTTGCAAATACGGATTACGAAGAGTCTCGCATCATAATTCCTTTGTATTATCAGAAAGACTTAATCGGTTTTCAGGGAAGAGCATTGGGTCCATCTCCCAATAAATATATCACTGTCATGCTTTTTGATGATGCACCAAAGATTTATGGACTCGATGATCTTAACAAGGAGAAAACAATTTATGTCACGGAAGGACCATTTGACTCAACATTCATTTCAAATTCGATTGCTTTGTGTGGAGCTGATGGTGATCTTAGTAAGTGGGGGATTAGTAATCCTGTGTGGATCTATGATAACGAACCACGAAATGCAGAAATACACTCCCGCATCTCCAATGTTATATCCCGAGGAGAAAGAGTCGTCATTTGGCCATCTAGTATAAACCAAAAGGATATTAATGATATGGTTTTGTCTGGACTTAATGTTCAGTCTGTGATAGAATCGAATACTTATAGTGGATTAGAAGCAAAGTTAAAGTTTACTACTTGGAAAAAAATATGAGTAACGGAACAAAGGTTGTCAAGAGAAATGGTTCAATTGAAACTCTTGACTTAGATAAGATGCATTTGATGGTTGAAGAGGCATGTAGGGGTCTTAAAGGGGTCTCTGCGAGTCAAGTTGAAATGCAATCAGGCATCCAATTTTACGATGGAATCACCACTGGAGAAATTCAAGAAATTTTGATTCGTTCTGCTTCAGATTTGATTGATTTGGATCATCCAAACTATCAATATGTTGCAGCAAGATTGCTCATGTTTGCTTTGCGTAAAAATCTTTATGGTAAGATGAGAGAACTTCCTCATCTTGAGCAACACATTATTGATTGTGTTTCTGCCGAAGTTTACGATCATGATATTTACACAAAGTATTCTCAAGAAGAAATCGATAAAGTAAATAGTTTCATCGATCATGAAAGAGACTTTCTATTCACTTATGCTGGTCTTCGTCAAGTTGTAGATAAGTACCTTGTACAGGATCGTAGCAACGGTGGAGTTTATGAAACTCCCCAGTTCATGTATATCATGATTGCATTGACTATCTTCGCAGAATATCCAAAGGAGACTCGTCTGTCTTATGTCAAACGATACTACGACGCAATCAGTAAGCACAAAATCAACATTCCTACGCCAATCATGGCAGGTGTTAGAACCCCACTTCGCCAATTTGCAAGTTGCGTTCTTATTGACGTTGATGACACCCTTGATAGTATCTTCAGCTCTGATATGGCAATTGGTCGGTATGTTGCTCAAAGAGCGGGAATTGGTATCAACGCAGGCCGAATCCGTGGCATCAACTCTAAAATCCGAGGCGGTGAAGTACAGCACACAGGTGTTATCCCATTCCTCAAAAAGTTTGAAGCAACTGTCCGATGCTGCACTCAGAATGGCATCAGAGGTGGATCGGCAACTGTCCACTTTCCGATCTGGCATCAAGAAATAGAAGATATTCTTGTTCTCAAGAACAACAAAGGTACAGAAGATAATCGTGTTCGTAAACTCGATTACTCAATTCAGATTAGTAAGTTATTCTATGAAAGATTCATTCAAGATGGCGAGATCACTCTTTTCTCTCCACACGATGTACCTGGACTTTATGATGCTTTCGGATCAGATCGCTTTGACGATCTCTATGTACAATATGAAAAAGATCCGTCCATTAAGAAAAAAACTGTTAAGGCACAAGAACTCATTCTTGACCTCCTCAAAGAACGTGCTGAGACAGGTCGTATCTACATCATGAACCTTGATCATTGCAATTCTCACTCATCCTTTAAGGATAAGATTGAGATGAGCAATCTATGTCAAGAAATTACTCTACCAACTTATCCAATTCAGCATATCGATGAAGAGCATGGTGAAATTGCTTTGTGTATTCTTTCAGCCATCAACGTTGGTAAGGTAAAATCTGATGAAGAACTTGAAGACCTTTGTGATCTTTCTGTTCGTTCTCTGGATGAGTTGATTGATTATCAGAACTATCCCGTAAAGGCAGCAGAAATCGCCACCAAGGCACGTCGTTCGCTCGGTATAGGGTTTATTGGGTTAGCGCACTATTTGGCAAAACTTGGATTCAAATATGATTCTCAAGAAGCATGGAACGCTGTTCATGGTCTTTCAGAATCATTCCAGTATTTTCTCCTGAAGGCATCAAATCAACTCGCCAAGGAGAAAGGCTATTGCGAAAACTTTGGTCGTACCAAGTATGCAGATGGCATACTGCCCATTGACACTTACAAAAAAGAAGTAGACGAAATCGTTGCCCCTAAGTATCAACATGATTGGGAAACTCTTAGACTATCTATCCTGGAGCATGGTCTCCGACACAGTACACTGTCCGCACAGATGCCATCGGAGAGCAGTTCCGTTGTGTCAAACGCAACCAATGGAATCGAACCCCCTCGTGGATTCTTGTCCATTAAGAAATCGAAGAAGGGGCCTCTTAAGCAAGTTGTTCCACAATACACATCATTGAAAAACAATTACACATTGTTATGGGATATGAAGAGTAATGAGGGATACATTAAAATTGTTGCTATGATGCAAAAGTTCTTTGATCAAGCAATTTCTGGTAACTGGAGTTACAATCCAGAAAATTATCCAGATAATGAAGTTCCAGTTTCGGTCATGGCAAATGACTTTTTGACTACATACAAATACGGGTGGAAAACTTCTTATTACCAAAACACATATGATGCCAAAACTGATGAGGTAACTGAAGATAAGAAACCCAATCTTGAAGATCTAATTAATGAGTTAAGTAAAGTTGAGGAGGGAGAGTGTGAATCCTGTGCAGTTTAAAATTTCATCCACCAAGGAAAACCAAATGCAAGTCAAAGGAATGACAGTATTTAATACTGATCACTTTGATTCTAAAAAACAACCAATGTTTTTCGGAAAACCACTTGGAATCCAAAGATATGATTCATACAAATATCCAATTTTTGAAAAACTTACAACTCAACAATTAGGATACTTCTGGAGACCAGAAGAAGTTTCTCTTCAAAAAGATCGCGGAGATTATCAAACGCTCCGTCCCGAGCAAAAGCATATCTATACTTCTAATCTGAAGTATCAAATCATGCTTGACAGTGTTCAGGGCCGTGGACCTGGAATGGCATTCTTGCCTTATTGCTCGCTTCCTGAATTGGAAGCGTGTATGGAAGTGTGGGGATTTATGGAGATGATCCATAGTCGCTCATACACATACATTATCAAGAATGTTTATTCTGATCCATCTGAAGTATTTGATACAATTATTACCGATGAACGTATCTTGGAAAGATCTTCGAGTGTCACGGAATCATATGATGATTTCATAAACTCCGCTCAGAGTTATGGCGCATCTAATGCTTGGATGCATAATCTTGAAGGAGTTTCATACGCTAAGGAAACACTCAACGATGTTAAACGAAAATTGTACAGAGCAGTCGCAAACGTTAACATTCTTGAAGGTATTCGGTTCTACGTTAGTTTTGCTTGTAGTTTCGCCTTTGGTGAACTTAAGCTTATGGAAGGATCCGCTAAGATCATCTCTCTTATCGCAAGAGACGAAAACCAACACCTAGCAATCACGCAAAATATTTTAAACAAGTGGCGTGATGGTGATGATCCAGAAATGAAACAAATCGCTAAAGAAGAAGAGGAGTGGGTTTATGCAATGTTTGATCGTGCAGTAAATGAAGAAAAGCGTTGGGCAGACTATCTGTTCAAAGATGGAAGCATGATCGGACTTAACGATAAACTTCTTCAACAGTACGTAGAATGGGTTGCAAATCGTCGATTAAAAGCGATTGGACTTAAACCACAATATGATATTCCTGCAAACAATAATCCACTTCCATGGACTCAGCACTGGATTTCTTCTAAAGGACTTCAGGTAGCTCCCCAGGAAACGGAGGTAGAATCGTATGTGGTAGGTGGAATCAAACAAGATATGAAGAAAGATGCATTTAGTGGTTTTAAATTGTAATATTTAAATAAAACAATATACATAGAGGAGCAATAGTCTCCTCTTTTTTTATGCCTAGAAATCAAATTTCTAAAGAAGAAATAAAAACTCGTGTGTTGGAATTGAAAAACCAACTTTATGTTGACCACATAAGACCCGATATGGACATGAAAGGCCTTGCTCATAAATATCTGAATCAAGTTATTGAAATTATTGATGAGTACCGATATTGACTATGAGAACCCATGGTACTATAATGGGCAAGTGTTTCTTTCCGACAATATTGGAGACAACTTTGGATTCGTTTATTTAATCGAAAACAAATTAAACGGTAGAAAGTATATTGGAAGAAAATACTTCTGGTCATTCCGAAAACCAAAAGGTAAAAGTCGAAAAGTAAAATCTGAATCTGATTGGAAAAAGTATTATGGGTCTTGTCCGGAACTTAAAGAAGACATTCAAAAGTTTGGCAGAGAAAATTTTAGTCGAACTATGTTATCAGTACATAAAACAGGCGGCAAAACAAACTTCGAAGAAACCCGC